TATCGAGCATATATTGGTGCAGTTTGGAACTCAAGTGTTGTTTCTCCAGTTTAATGTGGTATAATATTGTTCATGGGTAATAAGAAAGAAAAGCAAGATTTATTCGCAGAAGCACTAGGAAAAGCTAAGCTAACACTAATGCCACAGTCTGGTTACGCCTGGGGCGTATACGTTTGGAAGAAATCAAACGGAAAATGGTTTACCGATGGTAACGGAAATGTTCTAAATGTTCCTGCCAACAAGGGTGACCAGAACCAAATTCAGAAACTTAAAGATGCTGCAAGGCATTATGGAGAGCCAGAGGGAGAGGCAATATTCTTCCCTGGATCAGCAAGAATTACAGATGAAGAGCATAGCGAACAGATGGACAGAATGAAGCAAGGACTAATTCCTTCCATGAATGACGTTGGTGCCCTCATAGCTGCAAAACAGACACTTAACGCATATGGAGATGAAGGCTAATGTCAGAAGCAAATGAATACATCGTTGGAGCCAGACTGGGAGAGACAAAGCCAGAGGTAGATAAGTTTCAGCAACAGGACCCATTTAACAAGTCCTGGGATGACCTCAAAGGACTAAACGGTCTAGATGCAAACTTTAAGCGTAGGGCTACAAGGATTGCCAAGAATGCCGTAGAGCCAACAGACGCTTACCTAAGAAACGCTGGTGCAATTAGAACTGGTGATGGTGCTAGTTCTAAGGAGATTAACCCAGGTGCTGTCTATCACAATGGGTACGGGATGTTTGATGTAATTACCCCACCATGGAATCTCTATGAGCTTGCTAACTTCTACGACACCTCATTTGCAAACCACGCAGCCATTGATGCAAAGGTAGAAAACATTGTAGGTCTAGGCTACGACTTTGAGATTTCTAGACGAGCTATGATGCAGCTAGAGTCAAATACTAATGAGACTGCTGTAGACAAAGCAAGGCGTAGAATTGAAAGAATGAAGATTGAGGTCCGTGACTGGCTAGAAGGCCTTAACCAGGATGACTCTCTTACACATATTCTAATGAAGTTCTATACAGATGTGCAGGCTACTGGAAATGGATACCTAGAGATTGGTCGTAAAACAAATGGCGAGATAGGTTATCTAGGACACATCCCTGCTACAACAATGCGTGCCCGCAGACTTCGTGACGGCTATGTTCAGATTATTGGACAGAAGGTTGTCTACTTTAGAAACTTTGGGGCAAGGAACCAGAACCCAGTAACCAATGACCCAAGACCAAATGAGATTTTGCACTACAAGGAGTATTCACCACTAAATACTTTCTATGGTGTTCCAGATATTATGTCTGCCGTTTCCTCACTACACGGCGACCAGCTAGCATCACAGTATAACATTGACTACTTTGGAAACAAGGCAACACCAAGGTATATCGTTACTCTAAAGGGTGCAAAGCTATCTGCAGATGCAGAGGACAAGCTGTTCAGATTCCTACAGACTAACCTGAAGGGTCAGAACCACAGGACACTCTACATCCCACTACCTGGCGATAACGATATGAACAAGGTAGAGTTCGATATGAAGCCAATTGAGAATGGTGTCCAAGAGGCATCGTTTAACGAATACAGGCTTCGTAATAGAGATGACATTCTAGTAGCACATCAGGTTCCTCTATCAAAGATTGGTGGTGCAGACTCTTCTTCTATTGCTTCTGCACTTGCTCAAGATCGGACATTTAAGGAGCAGGTAGCTAGACCAGCACAGACTAACCTTGGCAAGATGATTAACAAGATTATTCGAGAGAAGACAGACATCTTCGAGTTTAAGTTCAACGAGCTTACCCTGACAGATGAGATTGCACAGTCACAGATTCTTGAAAGATATGTTAAGACTCAGGTTATGACACCAAATGAAGCTAGAGAGGCCCTGGGCCTACCACAGCGTAATGGTGGAGATGACGTATTTGAAATGTCTTCTAGACAGTCTACTGATGCACGAGCTAACCTAGCAGGTAATCGTGAAAGAGATGCAGAAAGAGCAAATAATCAGTCAGATGGTGATGCTACGATTAATGGTCGTAATGCCCAAGGGGAAGGAAATGCCTCTAACTAAAATTGTGTTATAATTGTATTACATTTTTGTAACTTTTACACAAAAGGGGTATATAATAAACTAGTATGACTATTTCAAAATCGCAGTTTACAACAGAGGGAGACAATCTCCGTCTGTCGATGCCCTTTTCTAAAGTTGATAAAGAGCGTCGCATCGTTTCGGGTTTTGCTACCCTAGATAATGTAGACCGCCAAGATGATATTGTAACCACGGACGCATCTCTAAAAGCATTCGCTAAGTTCCGTGGAAACATCCGTGAAATGCACCAGCCACTTGCAGTTGGCAAGATGATTGCATTTAAAGAGGATAAGTACTTTGACCCAGAATCCAAGAAGTTTTATTCTGGCGTATACGTATCAGCATATGTTTCAAAGGGTGCACAGGATACTTGGGAAAAGGTCCTGGATGGCACCCTTTCTGGTTTCTCTATTGGAGGAAGAATGAATGACTGGGATGACGCATACGACGAGAAGATGGATAAGTCCATTCGTGTAATTAAGGAGTATGACCTAGTAGAGCTATCGCTAGTAGATACACCAGCCAATCAGTTTGCAAACATCATGTCTATCGAAAAGGTAGACGGCGTTGATGTCGTCAAGGGTGACGTAGCAGACGTTGAGATTGAAAATGTTTTTTGGGATGAAGAGTCTGGAATGGTTCTAATTACTCAGGATGATTCCGCATCTAGTCCGATTAACGGAAATGCGATGAAGAATATAGGTTTCGTTGAAAAGAATGACAACGAGAAATCAGAAATGATAAAGTTCTTAGTTGATAGTGCTAAAGGCATTGATCTTTCTAAGATGAACAAGGAGGTAAGTCCTATGACTGAAGAAAACACAACTCCAGCTGATGAGGCTGTAGTAGAGAAATCAGACGAGGTCGCTCCAGAGGCAGTTGCCGTAGCTGAGGATGCCACAAAGGCAGACGAGGCAGAGGTTGCCAAGACAGATGACATGGATGAAGATGACATGGAGGAGAAGTCCGAAGATATGGACGAGACCGAAGAGAAGTCAGACAACATGGAAGAGGAAGAAGACGACAAGTCCTACGACAAGGAGAAGTCAGATTCCGTTGAGGCATCTGTTGAGACAACTGAAGAGGTATCAAAGTCAGACGATGTATCTGAAGCAGTTTCCGAACTGAAGGATGGAATTACATCAGCCTTTAGCGATCTTTCAGCAGTTGTTAAGTCTCTAAACGAGCAAATTGCTGATCTAAAGAAGTCACTTGATGGAGCCAATGCAGAGATTAAAGCCGTAAAGGACGAAGTCACTGCAGCCAAGAGTGGTCTTGATGAGTTTGGAAAGAGGGTAGATGCTGTAGAAACAGACACCGCTTTCCGCAAATCTGGCGATCTAGGCGAGATCGTGCAGTACCAACCAGAACAGGTTGAAAAATCAATATGGGGCGGACGTTTCCTCAAAACTGCCGACTTATTTAGTTAAGAAACAAATCACTTAGGAGGTGACAAAATGTCGGAAGAGATTATCAAAAACAATCCAGATGCCGCTGGTGCAGACTCAGGTCTATATAACGGTGAGGGTGCATTCGCATCTGGTGGAGTTGGAGGTGTAACCGATCCAGGTGCTAGCACCCTCGGAAACATTCCAACCGCTAGCTTCGGTACAACCACTGGAGCAAATGCTGTAAACCCTTCTGGTGATGCAGGTAGCGGAATCCTACGCCCAGAGCAGGCACAACGTTTCATTGATTACGTTTGGGATGCTACCGTTCTCGCCAAGGATGGCCGTCGTGTTACTATGCGAGCTAACACAATGGAGCTTGAGAAGGTCAATGTAGGTGAGCGTGTAATCCGTGCAGCTGCACAGGCTGATGGTGACTACACAAACACTGGTGCGACATTCAGCAAGGTGGAGCTTACTACAAAGAAGATCCGCTTGGACTGGGAGGTCTCAGCTGAGGCCCTCGAGGACAACGTTGAAGGTGCAGCACTAGAGGATCACCTAGTACGACTGATGACAAATGCTTTTGCAAATGACATCGAGGACCTTGCCATTAATGGTGATGGAGCAACAGGAAACTTCCTGTCCATCATGGATGGTTTCGTAAACAAGGCTAAGACTGGTGGCTACGCCCACGAGTCCGTAGTCACAGTTACTGACAACGCATGGACCCCAGAGGTTATGCAGAATGTTATCCTGGCACTGCCACGTAAGTACCGTGCACTTAAGAACAACCTTAAGTTCTACGTAGGTACAGACGCATTCCAGGGTATTGTCAAGAACAATGGTACACTAGCAGACGCTATTGCTGAGGCCTTCGGATCTCACCCAGGTGCTGCTGGTACAGAGGCTGGACGTGATCGTTACCTAGCAGGTACCGACCAGACATTCGGTGGTGCACGCACTACCCGTGTTCTTGGTGTTCAGGTTCAGGAAGTACCTTACTACCCAGATGGTTACGTTGACCTAACATTCCCACAGAACCGTGTATGGGGATTCCAGCGTGACATCACTGTAAACCGTGAGTACAAGGCAAAGAAGGATACTGTAGAGTACACCGTCTTCGTCCGCTTCGGTATTCAGTGGGAGGAAGAGGACGCAATCGCATATGCTGACGCAGCTGCGGATGCCTAAATCCTAACAATATAAACCCAAAGGGGCAGGGGCTATTCCAGCTCCTGCCCTTTTTAGGTTTTTATTCTGCTATAATATAATAAAGAATCTTAGGAGGAATCATGGCAGACGAGTTTAATCCAAATGCTACAGATGGCGACGGCGATGGCCTGGTTCAGGACGGTACCGAGTGGGAGCGTTCAGTAGAAGAAGCAGCAGTAATGCCAGAGGCAGAGCCTGTTGTAGAGGAAGCACCAGAGGCTGAGGAAGATGGACTCATTTCATCACCAGAGCCAGTTGCTTCTGAGGAACCAGCACTTGCACCAGTAAGTGACGGTGTCATTGGAACTAGCACAAAGAAAAAGACAACAAAGAAGGCACCACGTAAAGGTGACACATCACCTAAGCCAGAGACTGTTGCACTTTACTCAACACGTAACGTGTCATGGCCAGGAGTCGGTAGGGTCAATGTAGGACTTAACATTGTAACTAAAGACCAGGCAGAGCAGTGGCTAACACGTGAGCACATTAGGGCAGCAGATCCGAAAGACGTTGCCAAGGAGCTTTAAGCTAAATGGAGATACTGAGAGTTCCGCCGTATGATGTAGTAGAAGCATCACTAACTATTCCTGAGGGCTATGCCACACAGGATTTTGTTGCGTATATTACAGATATGGCGGATCTTTCTGTATCCTCACAATCTTTCTCTGGGGCAACAGGGGAAGAGTTCGTAGTAGAGCTTAGTGCTAAATTTGATAACGACTACTATGTTGAAATTCAAACAAGTGATAACAGTCTAGTTATCCACGACACTTACGAGGTAAGAAGGCCATATGTGTTGGCTACAGAGCATGCAGAGGTTGCCTCAGATATTGCAGAGTACAGAAAGAATGAAGAGCTTGCACGTGCAATTATTGACTCCATCGTAAGAGAAGGATTTTACTACCAAAAGAAGACTGCAGAAATTCCAGGAAGCGGAACAGACTTCCTTCCAGTCTGGGATAAGGTAGTAAAGGTAGCAAGCGTATATGAGAACAACGAACTTGTTACAGATAGAACATTTGGACTTTCTAGAGACCGCACAGCAATCGTTGAAATTGTTGAAGGCCCAAACAATAGAGATGAGCAGGCACGACTTGTATTGCCATCGTCCTCATCTGACAGCGGTATCATTGGATACAGCTATTTAGGATTCCCAAAGAACTGGGACTACCGTGTTGTCTATGAGCACGGATATCCAACAGTACCATCCGATATCGTAAGAGCAGCAGAGCTACTCGTTGACGATATTGCATGTGGAAGAATGGATTATTACAAGAACTATGTTTCTTCATACAATACTGATCAGTTTAAGATTCAGTTTGAAAAGGGTGTATTTGAAGGAACTGGAAACCTAATTGTAGACAAGATTCTTTCCAAATACAAAAAGGCGATTTCAAAACCTGGAGTGTTATAATGGCAGATTGCAATACAGGAGACTTTCTTTTTCCGCTCTCTGCAGAAATCTTTTACCCTACAGTTGAGCAGGGTGCATACGGTAACGTAAAAAAGCAATGGATGTATGATAGGAATATTGCTATATCTGTTGCATCTCCAGGCTCTGCCATGAAAGAAGAAGTTACCCCAAATGTGAACATTACACAGGAAAAGGTTTTAGTTGGTCGTTCAAAGCAAGACCTACGAGTAACATCAGAAGATGGAAAGAACTCTATCACTAACGTTGTAATTAGCAATATTAAAGATAGAAGTTGTAATCCAATTTACATGGAGACATCTGGCGTTCGTGCAAACAAGTCAACCATCTTTGAGGTTGCAAGCCAAGAGCCATACGTTGGACCTTTTGGAAAAGTAGAATACTACAAGATTGTTCTACGCCGTTCAGAGAATCAGGCGGTGGACATCTAATGAGGGTAGCATTTGACGACAAAAAGTTTTATAAGGATATGACTAAGTTTGTAGAGTATACAGAGGGATTCTTGCAGGGAGTTCAAAACGCAAAGCCACAGATACTAGACAAGCTAGGTAAGGAAGTCATTGAGCGTATCAAAGAGTTTGTTGATGCCAATGCAAGAGTCAACCCACAAGCTCTACACCACATTTATGAGTGGTCAATGACAGGAACACCACAGGGAAGACTCTTTGACCTAGGCTATCGTGTAAGTGGTGCAGGCATATCCTTTAACTATACTTTTAGACAGTCTACCTCTATCTCAGATGGCTCTACCGTCCCATTCTATGACAAGGCTAGGATTATGGAAATGGGTATTCCAGTTACCATCCGACCTCGTAAAAAGGTTCTGGCATTTGAGGATAATGGCGAGCAGGTATTTACAAGCAAGCCAGTTGTAGTTGCAAATCCTGGAGGAGAAGAGACTACTGGTGCTCTAGAGCAAACACTCGAAACATTCTTTAACAGCTACTTTACTCAGGCATATCTAAACTCAAGCCAAATCTTTGACTACCTAAAAAACCCATTCCCATACAAGGATAATGTTCAGCGTGGTGTCCGTGGTGGTAGGGGATACGGAAGGTCAGTCGGGTATAGTTGGGCATCAGGAGGTGCAGCAGCATAATGGCAATCTATTATCCACCAGCATTTATTAATGCATATTTAGCAGAGAAGGTTCCAGCAGAGCTTGGAACAGATAGGTTTGATAATGGTCTGATGAAGTTTTTTCCTACTTCTCCAACAGCCATCGACGATCTTACAGAAACTTTTCCAGATGCTGCAGGAGATGTGTTTGCAGTGTTTGACAGGATGCTCAAGATGCGTAGGGGGCCATTCCCACACATGAAGTATGAGCAACTGCTTTACT